AGATGGCGACGGCCTGCCCCTGCAAAAAGTGCGACGGCGAGCGCACTCAACCAGCCAAGGACGGTCCTGGCGTGATGCGGTGCGATGACTGCGCAGGAAGTGGGTTCGAACCGTTGAGTGGGCGCAAGCGTGCCGCTGCCATTGGGGCCGATTGCTCGGCATACAGCCGCTTTTGGCAGCCCGTGTATGTGTGGATGCTCGGCCGCATGCGGGCGTTGGAGGAAGGTGCAGCGGCGGAGTTCGGAAGGGCACTGACGCGCGCTGCGTAGTGATGACTTGCTAGGTCATCAAAAACAGGGGCAATCTAGCCACTATCCAGACGCAAGCCCCGGCCACAGCCGGGGCTTTTTCTTTGCCCGCCATCCAGACCGGATTAACCCTCGCGCCAAGCCGGCAGCGAGGCGGGCACCTATTGACCAACACCGGGAGGGGCGCATGCCGAACCGGACAATCCACGGGGCAACCATGCGGGACGAAATCATCAGTACCGCGGCAGGTGCTGCGGCCAAGGTCACGCCGCCGATTGCGGTCGCCGGGGCGGTAGCGGGTGGCGTCAACCTCGACCGCCTGGTCGTCATCCTGACCGTCGTGTACTTGGTCGGACAGATCACCTACCTGGCTTGGCGCTGGGTCCGCGAGTGGCGGCAGTCGAAGGCGGCGAAGGTATGAGCCGGCACCCGGGTGTGCCGCTCCGGACGATTGCCGCAGGGCTGGTGCTTAGCGCCGCTGGCTTTATCGCCATCGTCTCCCGCGAGGGCTACACGGACACGGCAGTCATCCCGACGAGGAATGATAGGCCGACCGTCGGGTTCGGTTCGACCTTCCACGCGGACGGCACACCGGTGCGTCTCGGCGACCGCACGACACCGGCACGGGCGCTTCACACCGCCCAGGCCCACATCGCCGGCGAAGAGAAGCGCTTTCGGGCTTCCCTGCCTGGTGTGTCCCTGACGCAGGGCGAATACGACCTGTATCTGGACTTCACCTACCAATACGGCACCGCCAACTGGCAGGGCTCGTCCATGCGTCGCCAGCTGCTGGTGGGCAACTACCGCGCCGCGTGCGACGCCCTGCTGCAGTGGAAGCGGGCAGGTGGGTATGACTGTTCGACGTTGGTCAATGGCCAGCCGAACAAGGTGTGTTGGGGCGTGTGGGATCGGCAGCTGGAGCGGCACGCCAAATGCATTGCCGAGCTGGGCCAATGAGCCGGGTCTACCTCACTGCGGGCCTGCTGCTCGCGTGGCTCGTGTGCTGCGCCTTGTCGTTTGCGGCGGGCTGGTCGTGGCGGGGTGATCGGGCAGAACTTGCCGGGACGGTAGCCGCGAATGCTGGGACCCTCGAAGCCCTGGCCGGTGAGCAGGTAGCGCGGTCGGTCGACCGCGACCAGGTGAACGAAGCACAGCGGGCGGCCGACGTCGCCGATGACCGACAGGAACAGATCAATGCGAACTATCAAACGCGCATCGCGGCCGCTGCTGCTGGCCGCGATAGTGAGCTTGGGCGGCTGCGCAGCCACTGGGCCAGTTGCGAAACCAGCCGCCTGGCCGACGGTGCCGCCGCTGCCGCAGCAGCTGCAGAAGAAGACCGACTACGCCGGGTCAGTGCGGCGGGAATTGTACGAGCCTGCGAGCTTGCCCAGTCCGAACGCGACGAAGCCGTAGACCGGTATCAGGCCGTCGAAACGGCCATCAACGGCGCCAAGCGCCCCTGAAGCCTGGAGATCATCATGGCCCTTACCATCAAACTGCTGGGCGTCACCCTTTGGCCCCCGCTGTCCGTCCGCCTACGCGAGCTGGAAGCGCGCGTGGACGCAGCGGTGAATTCGATCACGACCACCACGGCCCACGTGTTGCCTGCTCTCAATGAGCGCATCGACGAAGTGGACCGCGCGGCGGGCACCGTTACCAAAGGGCTGGACTCCCGGGTGATCGCTCTTGAGCAGCGCCTGTCGGCGCCCAAGCCGGTTCTTGCGGTAGCCAAGCGGAAAGGCGCCCGCGCACCCGACCGGCGTCGCTGATGCCGCCGGGCCGCAGCGGCAAGGCGATGCTGGCGTTGGGCCGGCTCAAGCGCGGCCAGATGAATAAGACCGAGCAGTTATATGCGGCCGAGCTGCAAAGGCTCCAGCACGCCGGCAACGTCCAGTGGTTCCGGTTCGAAGGCATCAAGCTGCGACTGGCCGCCAACACGTTCTACACCCCTGACTTTGCTGTGCTGGCCGCCGATGGCGTGTTGGAGATGCACGAGGTCAAGGGGTTCTGGATGGACGACGCCAGGGCCAAGATCAAGATCGCAGCGGACCAGTACCCGCTCCGCTTCGTGGCCGTACGCGCGAAGCCTAAGAAGGATGGAGGCGGCTGGGCCGTCGAGGAATTCTGATGGACGAACGCATTGAAAGGTTGATCACGCTGGCCGAGCAGCAGCACGCAACCGTCGTGGCGCAGGGCGAACAGATTGCATTGCTCACCCAGCACATTGGGCTGCTGACGCAGTCGGTCGTGTTGTTGCTCGGCGAGGAAGCGGGAACGCCAGTTGCGGATCCCGACGGTGAGGCGGCGACTAAGCGCACCGACCTGGATGGGATCGAGTACTGATGCCTACCAGGCCAGCACAGCACCGGCCCACCGGCTGGAAGCCCTACAAGGAAGACACCCGCCAGGTGAAGCGCAGGCAGATGCGCCGCGCACTGCCGACCAACTCGACCGTGTGGCGCAAGATGCGCGCTGCGCAACTGGCACGAGAGCCGCTGTGCCGGGCATGTGCCCTCAAGGGCCGCGTCACGGCCGCCACCGACGTCGATCACATCGACGGCGACGACGCCCACAACGAGCCGAGCAACTGGCAGTCGCTGTGCCACCCCTGCCACAGCGCGAAGACGGCGCGGGAGAACGGCGGATTCGGTCGGGCGGCGATGCCGCAGGGCACCTACGCGCCGTTCCGCGGCGACGAGAGTTATCCACAGAAACCTGAACGAAAGGGGAGGGGGGAGGGCAAAAGTTGAGGCCGACCCCGGCCCGATACGCGCCCCCTCCTTTCTTCGCGAGTCCACAGAATTTGAATTTCGAGGTTGGCCTGAATGGCGAGGCACAAGCAGCCCGCTGAGCTGGCCAAGCTCAAGGGGGCGGAGAAAAGGAACCCCCAGCGCTACCGTAAGGAAGCGCCCACAACTGGCAAGTCCCTTGGCAAGCCGCCGGCCGGTCTGCCCGAGGACGTTGTCACCGCCTGGAAGGAGCTGGAAAAGAGTTCCCTGCCTGGCGTGCTGACCAGCGCCGACCGCTTCGTGATGGAGGTGGCCGCCTCGCTGCTTGCCGAGTTCCGCGCCAACCGTGCTGAGTTCAAGGCGGCCAAGTACTCGCACCTGATCGGCTGCCTGGCGCGGCTCGGCCTCACGCCGGCGGATCGCCAGAAGCTGGGGACCGAGAAGCCCCGGGAGGGCAACCCATTCGACGAGTTCTGATGCATGACCCCGAGCGAATCTGCCAAGGCCTACGCACGAAGCGTGGTGGCCGGGAAGATTCCGGCCGGCCGATACATCGTGCTTGCGTGCCAGCGCTTCCTGGATGACCTGAAGCGAACCGGGCCGGACTGGCCCTACAAGTACGACGCGGCCAAGGCCGATCGCGCGGTCAAGTTCCAGCAGCTGATGCCCCACACCAAGGGCAAGTGGGCCGCCAAGAAGCAGCTGCTGGTGTACGAACCCTGGCAGCACTTCATCGAGTGCAACCTGTTCGGCTGGGTCCGCAAGAAAACCGGCATGCGCCGGTTTCGAGAGTCCTACGAAGAGATCCCGCGCAAGAACGGTAAGTCGCTGCGGCTGGCCGCCCGGGGCCTGTACCTGTTTGCCGCTGACGGCGAGGCGGGCGCCGAGGTCTATTCGGGCGCGACCAGTGAGAAACAGGCGTTCGAGGTGTACCGGCCGGCATGGCAGATGGTCCAGAAGATGCCCGCGCTGCGGTCAAGGTTCGGCATCGAGCAGTCTGGCAACCCGAAGAACCCCGGCTCGATGTTCGTCATGGAGGACATGTCGAAGTTTGAGCCCATGATCGGCAAGCCGGGCGACGGCTCCAGCCCCCACGCGGCGCTGGTGGACGAGTACCACGAGCATGACGACGACCACATGGTCGACGCCATGCAGACGGGCATGGGTGCCCGCGAACAGCCGCTGCTGGGGATCATCACCACCGCCGGCACCAACCTGGGCGGGCCGTGCTTCGAGAAGCGCCGGGACGTCATCCGGATCCTTGAGGGCGAGGTTCAGGACGACACCATCTTCGGGATGATCTTCGGAATCGACGAGGACGACCGGTGGGATGACCCGGCCAGCCTGCGAAAGGCAAACCCCAACTACGGGGTGTCGGTCTTCGAAGAGTTCCTGCTGGCGCAGCTGGCGCAAGCGAAGCGCTCGGCCAGCAAGCAGAGCGCGTTCCGTACCAAGCACCTGAACGACTGGGTGGGCGCAAAGCTGGCCTGGATGAACATGCTGGCGTGGCAGAAGCAAAAACGCGCCTTTGATCTGGATGACTTTGAAGGCTGCCGATGCTGGGTCGGCGTCGACTTGGCGTCGAAGCTGGACGTGGCCGCGGTGGTGATGCTGTTCGAGAAGAACGGCAGCTACTACGTGGTGCCGCGGTTCTACGTGCCGCAATCGGCTGTAGATGAGAACGAGCGTTACCAGCTCTTCGTGCTGGACGGCTTGATGGTGGCCACGCCGGGGAACATGACCGATTACGCCTTCATCGAAGAAGAGCTGAAAGAGTTGGCGGCGCGCGGGATCGACATTCAAGACATTGCGTTCGACCCGACGCAAGCCACGTACGTCATGACGCGCTTGGGCCAGGAAGGGTTGCCGGTGGTGGAAATGGCCCAGTCGGTCCGCAACTTGTCCGAACCGATGAAGGAGGTCGAAGCGCTGATCCTCTCGCACCAGCTCTGGCACGACGGCAACGCTGCCATGACCTGGATGATCGGCAACGTGGTGGCAAGGATGGATGCGAAGGAACACGTGTATCCCCGCAAGGAATCCAACGACAACAAGATCGACGGCGCGGTGGCGCTGATCATGGCCATGGCTCGCGCAATGCAGGCGCAGGAGACAGGGCAAATCCAACAGGGCTTCGTGGTGATGGACTGATGAGCGCAAATATTGCACGGGACCGCTTGGCGGTAGTCGTTGGCGTCGATAGAGGGATCCGCGCCATGGCGCCGGCCGCCGTCGCGCTGGCAGAGGGTGAAACCGTATCGTCATCCGACAGGGGGATTTTCGAGGTCTTCGGCAACCCAGCGACCGCGTCAGGCGCTGTCGTAACCGACAAGACAGCTATGCGGGTGTCTGCTGTCTACAGCTGCGTCAGCCTGATCGCTGGCTCTATCGCGCAGCTGCCGCTGCCGGTCTATGAGCGGCTGGACGAGGGCCGAAAGCGCGCGAAGCACGACTACTGGTGGATCCTGAACGAACAGTTCGGGCCGGCATGGGCAGCTGCTACCGGTTGGGAGTTCCTCATTGCCCAGATGCTGCTGCGCGGCGATGGCCTCGGCTACATTGTGCGGAACCGTGGCGGCATGATCACCGGTGTAATCCCGTGGCCTCGCGACCGGGTCACCATTATGAAGCAGGAGCGGACCAGCCCCCGCGAGCCCACGCGGCTGCAGTACACATTCCACGACAGCATCGGCTACTTCACGGTAGACCAGGACGACGTGCTGCATATCCCGGGCTTCGGCTTCGACGGCGTCAGTTCCATGTCCGTCATTCAGTGGGGGGCGCGAAACGGTATTGGGATCGCCATTCAGGGCGACGAGCACGCCGGCAAGTTCTTCAGCGAGGGTGGGAAGCCGGAGGTGGCCATCACCGCCCCCAACAAGATGACCCCCGAGATGCAGGAGGGGTTCCGCGACGGCTGGGTCAAAAAGTACGGCGGCATCCAGGGCAACCGCCGCATCCCGCTGATCCTGACCGAGGGCCTCGACGTCAAGGAACTGACCATGTCTGCCGTCGACCAGCAGCTGCTGGAATCTCGACAGTGGCAGGTGATCGATATTGCCCGGGCATTTGGCGTGCCGCCGCACATGATCGGGGAAACGACGAAAGCCAGCAGCTTCGGCACCGGTATCGAGTCGATGGGCATTGGCTTCGTCAAGTTCACCCTCGGCGCCCACCTCAAGCGGATCAAGGACGAGCTGAACCGCAAGCTGTTCCGGACCGAACGCTTCTACGTCGAACACAACGTCGACGGATTCATGGCTGGCGATTCCAAGGCGCAGGCCGAGTACTTCAGCAAGGCGCTCGGTGGACCAGGCGCCCAAGGCTGGATGTACGTCAACGAGGTGCGGCGACTCAAGAACCTGCCGTCGATCCCAGGCGGCGACACGCTGTATCTGCCAACCGCGCCGGCCAAGCCGGCCGGAGACAAGAACGACCCCGACAGGACTGAAGACGATGACGATCCCGAAGCTTCTGCAGCTCGCACGTAACAACGCGGCGGCCGCCAAGCCCCTGCGTGCCGAGGCCAGCGATGGCGTGGCCACCATCTACCTGCACGGTGTCATTGGCGGCTGGTGGGGCGATATCGACGAAACGCGTTTCGTCCAGGAGCTGGCAGCGCTCGACGTTGAGACCATCCACCTGCGCATCGATTCCCCCGGCGGCGACGTGTTCGCGGCCCGCTCGATGATGACCGCGATTGCCCAGCACAAGGCAACGGTGGTCGCCCACGTTGATGGGCTGGCGGCATCGGCTGCCACGGGCATCTGCATGGCATGCGATGAGGTGGAGATCACCCAGGGTGCCGGGTTCATGATCCACAACGCGTGGACCATCGCCATCGGCAACAAGGCTGAGATGGCGAAGACTGGCGAGCTGCTGGGCAAGATCGACACGGGCCTGGCCGGGGACTACACGCGCAGGTCGGGACAGACCGCCGAGCAGGTCGTGCAATGGATGGATGCCGAAACCTGGTTCACGGCAGACGAGGCCGTCGCAAACGGCTTCGCCGACAAGGTCGTCGAGGTCGTGGGCAAGAAGGCCGCGGCCAACAGCTGGGACCTGTCGGCCTACAACAACGCCCCGGCCGCCTTGGCCAAGCCCAAGAACACCGCGCGCGATGACGACGCTGCCATCGCCGCCCACCGAACCGGGCTTGATCGGCGCCTCGCGCTGCTCGAGCGCGTGCCTGCGTAAGCGACTCCCGCCCGCAGTTCATCAGCCGCCGTAAGGCGGTTTTTTTTCGCCCAAAGGAAACAGACCTATGACTTTCAGCATTCAGGCCGAGCGGGAGCGCCGCAACGCGCTGGCAAAGGAAACCCGCAATCTGCTGGACACCAGCACCGGCGACGGCAACGCCTGGACCCCGGAGAACCAGGCCAAGTACGACGCAAACATCGCCGATATCGAGCGCATCGACGCCGCCATCGAGCGTCACCAGAAGGTCATGGACCTGACGGCGGAGAACCACCTGCGCGATGCAGGCGTACGCGAACACCCGGCCCCGAGCAACAGTGATCGCCCGCAGGATCGCAAGCTCTTCGACAAGTGGGCGCGCGGCGGCGACAAGGCGCTGACCGCCGAGGACTGGACCCAGATCAACGCCGCGATGAGCGGCAACCCGAATCTGAACCCGGAGCAGGGCGGTTACACCGTCCCCACCACCTTGGCGTCGCAGATCCTGGAAGCGCTGAAGGACTTCGGCGGCATGCGCCGTGTGGCTGACGTGTTCAGCACTACCGGCGGCGAGCCGATGCAGTACCCGACCAGCGACGGCACCTCGGAAGAGGGCGAGATCGTCGCGGAGAACCAATCGGCGACCGACGAAGACGTCGCGTTCGGTACGAAGGGGCTCACCGTCCACAAGTACAGCTCCAAAGTGGTCACCGTGCCGTGGGAGCTGCTGCAGGACACCAGCGCGGATATCGAAGGCTTCATCACCAACCGCCTGCAGACGCGCCTGGGCCGCGTCACCAACCGCCACTACACCACGGGCACCGGTGTCGGTCAGCCCATGGGTCTGATCACCGCCGCCAGCAACGGCCGGATCGGCCAGGTGTCGGCAATTCCGCAGATCCTGTACGACGACCTGATCGACCTGGAACACAGCGTCAATACCGCCTACCGGGCCAACGGTAAGTGGATGTTCCACGACGACATGCTGAAGCTGGTGCGCAAGGTGAAGGACGACACCGGCCGCCCGATCTTCGTGCCGGGCTACGAGCAGGGCAATCCCGGCGGCGCCCCTGACCGCCTGCTCAACCGCGATATCGAGATCAACCAGCACATGGCCAGTCCGGCCGCCGGTGCGCGTTCCATCGCGTTCGGTGACTTCAGCTACTACAAGATCCGCGACGTGATGGCGGTGACGCTGTTCCGCTTCAACGACTCTGCCTACGTGAAGAAGGGTCAGGTGGGCTTCCTGGCTTGGATGCGCAGTGGCGGCAACCTGGTCGACGTCGGCGGCGCCGTCAAGACCTTCCAGCACGGCGCCGCGGCCTAACGGCCAGCGCGTGCCATCAGGGGGCGACTTTCGGGTCGCTCCCCTCATACCAGGAACAGACCATGGCAAAGCAGAAACCACAGCAGGCACCCACCGGCCAGCCCACGGACGTCGCGCCGGGCGATGCACCGTCCGTAGAGCCGGCCACCCCTCTCGACACCGCCGGCGAAGGTCCGTCCCTCGATCCCGGGGCAGCGTTGGTGGAGAACCCGCCAGAGGTGGAGAACGGGGTCGCCGATGGCGGCGGCGAGCCCAGCCATTCGGCGGCGACGACCGAGGCGCCGCCGGCACCGGAGACACGCGAAACCGTGTTGGCGCTGGTGTTGAGCGACGGTCCATTCGGCCGCTGCGGTGATGTGCGCGAGTTCGACGCTGCACATACCGCTGAAATTGAGGCCGGCGGCTTCATCGACACCCACCCCAACGCGGTCGCGTCGGCAAAGGGGGGCTGATCCATGCTGCGTACGCGAATCCCAGCCACTGAAGAGCCGGTGTCGCTGGAGGAAGCGAAAGCGCACCTGGCAGTGATCCACGCCGCCGATGACCTGTTGATCGGTGCCATGATCGTGGCGGCTCGCGAAGTAGTGGAACGCTCCACGGCCTACGCACTGGTGGTTGCCAGCTACGAATGGACACCCGTGGGCGAGCGATGCACGCCCTTGCCGATCGAGCCGGGCGCGGTGACCAGTGCCGCCGGAGATCGCCCGGTGCTGTTTGACACCGTCCCCGGCCCGGTGCCGGCGCCCCTGCGCGCGGCAATTCTGCTGCTTGTCGGCGACCTGTATGCGAACCGGGAGGCAAGCATCACCGGAGCGGCTCACGTGGAGAACCCGGCGGTCGACCGGTTGATGTTTCCCTATCGTCGAGTGTCGCCATGAGGCGGGCCGGCAAATACCGGCACCGCATCACGCTGCAGAAGTTCAGCGTTGTGCGTGATCCCCTCGGTGGTGAGGCGAAGCGGTGGGAGGATTGGCAAAAGGAGGTGCCGGCGGAGGTCGTGCCTCTGTCGGGCCGCGAGTTCACCGCAGCCAGTGCCGAGCATGGGCAGGTGACAGCTCGGATGGAGATCCCCTATCTGCCAGGTGTACTGAACACCATGCGGGCCGTGTTCGACGGGACGGTATATGCGATCCGGGCAGTGCTACCGGATCCGACCGCCAGGAGCCACATCAATCTGATGGTGGACGCTGGGGTGTCCGATGGCTGAGTCGGTGGAGATTCTCGGCTTGGACGGTCTGCTGGATTCGCTGCGACAGCTACCCAAGGCGGTCCAAGGCAAAGCCGCCCAAGCAGGTATGCGAAAGGGTGGCAACATCATCCGCGACGAGGCTCGAAAGCGTGCCCCACGCGCATCGGGCTTCTTGGCCAAGCAGATCGTCGTGCGCAGAGCCAACGCAAAGAACCGACGAGGTGCAGGGGTAGGAGCCGATGGGGAGTACTACACAGTGGGGATCCGCACGGGTAAGCGGATCAAATACGCAAACACGAAGCGCAACCGGCGGATGCGCCGCGCCGGCAAACTCTACGAGCAAAGCGGCTGGGCGTACTACTGGCGCCACATCGAATTTGGCACCAAGAAGATGGCTGCTAATCCGTTTCTGACGCCGGCAGCCGAAGCAAGAGGGCCGCAGGCGGCGCAGGTGATCATCGATGAGACGTGGGCTGGCATCGACAAACTGATGAAGGCAAGGGGGTGGAAATGATGGTGCCGTTGATCCAGTCGATTCTGGAAGCCAGCGCGCCGGTACGCGCGCAGCTTGGGGATGATCCCATGCGGCTTTGGCCCAAGGTCGCGCCCGAGGGCGCTGGGCTCCCTTACGCAACCTGGGACGTTGTGGGCGGTGCACCGCTGCCGCAGCTCAACGAGCCGTCACCGGCCGATGGCTGGCGTGTCCGCCTCGTGGTTTGGGGCGGCAGCGCCACGGAGGCTAATGCCGCGGCGGTGGCCATCCGGACCGAGATCGAGCGGCGCGGAAGCATCGAGTCCTACAACCCTTCGCCTGACGACGACGACACCGGCGCCTTCGGCATTTCCTTCGACGTGCGGCTCCTGGCCATCCGGTAGCCACTCACCACTGCAACCCAGCCGCCGGCGCAAGCCGGTTTTTTTGTGCCCGGCGACCGGGCCCCATCCGAGAGGTAAACCCCAATGAGCGTTATCAAGTCCAAGCATACCCAGCTCTTTATCGCGGTCGCTGCCGCCGAGGTCATCAAGGTGACCCGCCTGCGTTCGGTCGGCTTCCCTGACGGCCAGGCGTCGGAAATCGACATTTCCGACTTCGATGATGACTGGGACCAGTTCGTTGCCGGCCGCAAGGCTACTGGCAGCACCACCATCGAGATCAACTACGACGCCACCGACCACGAGAAGATCGAGGCACTGCACACCAGTGGCGCCGTCGTCGACTTCCTGGTCACCGCGCCGAAGTCGGAAACCGCAGGCGTTGAAAAGCCCGAGGCCGTGGATGGGGTGATCACGCCGCCCACCGACGTCGTGTCCAAGCAGTTCAAGGGCTTCGTTCAGAACTTCGCGGTCCAGGTCGCCGACAACGATATCTGGAAGGCCACCATCACCATCCGCGGTTCCGGCGCGGTCACCACCCACCGCCCGGCGCCCTGATCGCGTCAACGGCGCTCTCTCTTTCGGCCCGCAGAGGCGGGCCATCTCTTTGGTTGGGCGCGCGGGAAACCCCGCGTGTTAGCCGTGCGCGGCCTGCGCGCCCAGCCACCACTTCAGGAAACGGCCCATGAGCAAGACCAACGAAACCACGACTGACACCGTCGTCACCCCGCAGACTGTGCTGCAGGCTTTCACCAGCCTGGGCATGTTCGCGTCGAAGGACGTGCACGCTGATACCGTCACACTCCCGAATGGCGACAAGGCGCAGTTCCACGTGCGCGAACTGCCGGATGCCGAGTTCCGCAAGCTCTGGCAGGACGCAGACCGCGCCAAGCTGATCGCCGGCACCATCTGCGACGAAGACGGTAAGCCCGTGCTGACCGTGGCACAGGCTGCCCAGCTCAAGCCGGTCATCGCACACCAGCTGCAGCAGGTGGCGCTGAAGCACTCCGGGTTCGGCGGCGCGGCCGAGGAAGCGCAGGCCGAGGCGGGAAACGCCTAAGGCAGCGCGGCGAGGATTGGTTTTGGCACGTGCTGGCCTGGCACCTGCGCCGCACGGTGTCCGAGCTGCGGGCGACCATGTCGCGCCGCGAGTACCTGGGATGGTGGGAGTTCCATAAACGGAACCCCATCGACCCCGTGGGCCTGCACATCAAGCCCGCCGCCTTTGCTGCCTTCACCACTGCCGCGCACAGCCAGGCCGGCACCAAGCGCGGCATGCAGGACTTCATGGACGTGTTGGTGCCCCGCTCCGATGAAGACGAGGCGCAGGACTGGTTCGACAATTTGGGATAACCCATGGCTGACACTTTCGGGCGCTTTGCAGCGCAACCCATCGGCCCGTTGCTGGCTGCGCGCGATGGCGGGCTGACGCTGGCCACCACTGCGGCTTCCGACCTGAGCCGCATGGCACGCTCGGACTTCGCGCTCAGCACTGGCACCGCCGGCGTTGAGTTCGCTGTCTGGGGTGACGACGTACTGGCCGCCATGGTCGGCGTCGTCTCGCCGGCCGCGCCGCTGGAGGCACACCCCGGGGCCAGCGCTGCGGGCATCGGCTGGGAGCTGGCCACCGGGCGGGTGCTGCAGGGCAACGGCGCAATCGCCAGCGGGCTGCCGACGGCGAAGCACGGCGACATGGTGGGCCTGCGCCTGAACTTCAGCAGCCCCACGGTGCTGCAGCTGTACCTCAACGGCACGCAGGTGCACCAGCGCGAGATCAACCTGGCTGGCCCGCTGCACTTCGCCGCTTCGCTCTCCGCCACCAAGGCGGGCGGGCTGTCCATGGCGGTGAACGCAGGGCAGTGGGCAGCGCGCAGCGCCGCAGCGGAGGCGGGCTGGCGGCTCCCTGGTCCCGCGTCGGGCATCACCCGCCTGGCTGATATCGACTGGCTCACCGCGCCCGGTGACAGCCCGGCCAACGCCCGGTACGAGGGGTTGCTCGCGGACGGCCTGAGCCTTATCAGCGAAATCAACTTCTGGCCGTGGGGCGGCGACCCGGTTAGCCAAACCAGCGCGGCCGAGTGCGTCGTGCTGGATGCCGACGGGCTGCTGGATGACCTGGCGCTCAGCGGTGGGGCTGCCCTGCCGGTGCAGATCCGGGCCGGCGCACTGGGGGGCATGCTGGCCGATGCTACCGACGTGTTCCGGTTCACGGTGGACCGGATTGAGATCAACGACGACGGCAGCAAGACCCTCCATTTCCGGGACGCCCACGACGACCTGGATGCCACCATCAACCGCGGCGTGTTCCTGCCCAACATTCCAACGCTGGCGTGGAAACCGCAGCCGGCGGTGATCGGTGCGGTGGCGAGCGTGCCGGCGATGGGCGCCAACTCGGATGCGACGGCCATGTTCGTGGCCGACGGCCCGATCTACGCCGATGCCGTCATGGACCGGGCCGACCTGATGGAGCTCGGCACGTTCACGGTGTCGCCCGACGGCCAGCAGCTGCTGATGAAGTCGCCGCCGGTCACGCCGGTGGTGGCCGATGTGTCGAGCGTCGGGCCCGGCCAGCAGCCCGCCAAGCTGCGGCAGGCGATGGCGGACCTGATGGGGCGCTTGGGCAAGGCCGCATGGTCGGCGGCCGATTGCTCGGCCATTGACGCGGCTACAGGCTATGCCGGCATCGGCTACTACGCCGGTAACGCGGTGACCGGGCGCGACGCCATGAACGCCATGCTGCCCAGCTATGGCGTGGGGTGCTACCAGGACCCGAACGGGGTCCTGCGGTTCGCCCGCGTCGTCGCGCCTGAGACGTTCGACGGCCCGTCCGCGTTTAACCTGAGCGGGGACGACCTCGCCGAGGATCTTCTGGCTGTCCCCGACGATGCCCCGAATCTGACGCGCCGCATGGCCTACCGGCCCAACGCGCAGGCGCTGGCCGCATCGGACATGGTCACCGACGTGGTGGACGTGCCGCAGGCACGCCGCGACGAGCTGTCCGGGCTGTTCCGCGCTCAGGTGTACGGCGGTGCGCCGCTGCACCCGCACTACCGGCGGGCCGATTCGGCCGATCCGGTGATATCTCTGTTCTGGGATGCCGGGGATGCCCAGGCGGAAATAGAGCGCGTCGTGTCGATCTACCGCATGCAGCGGTTCTTCTACCGCGTCAGCGTTCGCGGCGATCAGGACCTGGCGCCGCAGCCCGGGCAGGTGGGCCGACTGTCCTACAACAGGTATGACCTGCACGACGGTAAGCCGGTGCTGGTCCGGCGCGTCGAGCGCAACCCTGCCACGGGGGACGTGGTGTTGACGGTGTGGGGGTGATGCGGTGCTGATTGGCTATGGAATTCCACCGGCGTCCGTTGCCCTGGTCGGCGGCACCTGGCTGACCGCCGATGGCGGCGCCGCGCTGTTCGACGGCCGGCCGGCCCGCCGGGCGCGCATCGCGCGTACCGGAGCGCTGGCTATCAACGTCACCCTCGCCGAGGCCATAGTGCCGGGCATCATCGCGGTCCTGGGCCTCAACGTGCCGCCGGGCGTACTGGTGACAGCCGCCGGCGCCAGCGCCACGACCATTCGGCTGCCCGACGGCAGCGTGTGCGCCTGGCTGTTCCCAACAGGGAATGCCCTGGTCAGTGCCGTTGCCGTCTCCATCGCCACCGTCGTGACCAACGTGGATGTGGGCGAGATCGCCGTGTTCAGCGCGGTGGACGTGGGCATCGCGGACGGCTGGGCGGTGGCACGCATCGATAGCAGCGTGCACACCCGGACCAAGGGCAGCCAGGTCAACACGGTGCCGGGTCCGACCTACAGAAGGCTGACTGCCACGCTGAGTGGGCGACCGACAGAGGTGGCTCGCAAAGGCGGCTTGGCCGGGACGGATTGGGAGACGCTGGGGACGGCGCTGGCAGGCCGCCGGCGGGGCTGTGTGGTGCCGCAGCATCGGGACATGCTGACCAAGGCGTTTGACCCGCTGCTGGCCGCGCGCACAGCACTGTATGGCTATGCCACCCAGTTGCCGACGGTCGAGAACATCAGCAGGCAGTACTTCAATGGCTACCTGGAGTTTGAAGAGATCCCTGGCTGACCAGCCAAGGGGTGCGTGACACAATCCGTCTACCTCGGACAACGGAACGCACAGATGGTGAAACTGCTGAAGGATCCACAGGAAGGGCCGGGTGTCGGCCGCTCTGCTGCAACTGGAACGCCGGGTGTGGCGGTCATACTGGCGGTAATCGCGCTGGCGCTGGCTGTCGTCGGCTACCTCTCTCTTTCCCCGGGTACGTTGGGTCTCGGCCTGATTGGCCTGGCTGTGTTGCTCTTGGTCGTTGCGCGCCTGATTCAGGCTGACAGGCACCATCGAGAGCGCCAAGCCAAATAGATCCGTATCAAAGCAACCCCGCATATGCCCACAAGGCCCGCCATCTGGCGGGCCTTTTTCATTGGAGCGCCTGATGAGTCTGTATACCCTCACCGTCGACCTGCTGCTCAAGACGGGCTCCTTTGAGAGAGACGCCGGCAAGAGTGCGCGAAGCTTCGAAAAGCACATGGGCACACTACAGGCGTCGGCCAAGCGCGCAGGCACGACCATTGGCCTGGCGATCACCGCAGGCATCACCACCGGGTCAGTTGCGATGGTGGCCTGGACGCGCGACGTGACGCGGCTTAGCGTCGAATATGATCGCCTTGCGACGTTGTCGGGCACTTCCACTTCGACGTTTCAGCGCATGGCCGCCGGCGCCAACACCGTCGGGGTGTCACACGAAAAGCTCGCGGATATCCTGAAAGATACGCAAGACAAGATCGGCGATTACGTTCAAACGGGCGGCGGCGCGCTGGCGGACTTCTTTGAGAACATTGCCAAGCGGGCGGGCGTGTCTGTCGAGCAGTTCCGAAAGCTGTCTGGCCCGGATGCACTGGGTCTGTACTTCGACAGCCTGGAAAGAGCCAACCTCTCCCAGTCAGAAATGACGTTCTACATGGAGGCAATCGCCAGCGACTCAGCGTCGCTGATGCCCTTGCTGCGCAACAACAGCGCCGGATTCAAACAGTGGGGTGCGGCGGCCGAGGCCGCCGGTGCCGTAATGGGCGAGGACTTCACAGAATCCGCCAAGAAGATGCGCGAAATGACTGTGCAGGCTGACTTGGCAGTGCAGGGCATTAAGGTGACCGTGGCCGAGCAGGCTATGCCGGCAATTTCGGGGCTTACGGAGCTGCTGGGGTCCGATGACACCCGTGCCTCCTTCGCGACCTTCACCGGCTGGGCGGCTGGCCTTACAGCGGAGTTGATCACCGGCCTGACGCAACTCGGCAATTACGTGAACCGCGTGCGCGAGCTTCGGAGCCTGAACCAAGGGGGCAGCACGAGCGACGCCAGTTATGACGCGCTCAATGAACAGCTCGGGCACGTCGCCCAGCGGCGGCGCATGATGGAGGAATGGGAGCCATTCCTAGACTCCCAGAAGAAGACGAAAGCTAGCGAGCTGGCACGACTGCGCGCAGAGCAGATCGCCCTGCAGCGCGAGATTACCGCGCGAATCAAGGGGGATGGTCCCATCCAGGATGCTGCCCCGCAATGGTGGATGGATGAGCTGGCCGGCAAAGTGGCGTACAAGCCCACTGGCAACATCAACAGGGCCGCCAATGAAAAAGCGGCCGGCGATGCGAAACGTCAGGCCGAGGAAGTGGCGCGATACCGGCGCCAGGCTGAAGAAGCTGCCGGCGCCATGAATGGGCCGTTGGCCGAAGCGATGGCAAAGCACCTCGGCAGCATGGCCGAGTACAACGGGCTGCTGGCTAGCGGCAACATCGCCCAAGCTGACGCCAACGTCCTGATGGCGGAGAGCGCCCTCCAGTACTCAAAAGTTGCTGAAGAAGTCGAGAAAGCGCTGTCCTCGCCCGAGCAGCTATTGGCTACCCTGGATGGCGAACTGGCGATACTCGGCAAGGTCGGGCGCGCGCGCGAGCTGTACCGCCGGCAGCTGATGAACGAGCGCGACATGCGCCAGGAACTGCAGAAGGCAGTCGAGGCCGCCGGCAGCAAGGAAGGACTGGCGCTGGCCAAGGGGGCGGGCAGCTACGAGCAGTACGAACAGTCGATGCTGGACGCCGCCGATGCGGCGGCGGCCCTGTCTCTTCAGGTAGAAGAGGCGGCCGCCAACGTCGAAGCCTGGGCGAACGTCGTGTTGCATGGCGTGGATGGCGCCGCTGACGCCATGGCCGACTTCGTGGCCAGTGGCTTGCGTGACTTCAACGGTCTGTGGGATGACCTGAAGGACACGGCAAAGCAAGGGTTGCGCGACCTTGCCCGGGAGCTGCTGCAGCAGAAGCTGGTGATCCCGATCCAGACCAGGATCATGGACGGCATCAGCAACTGGGGCAACCAAGGCGGCGGCTTCAGCATGGATAGCCTGATGGGGCTGTTCGGCGGCAACGGCTCTGCCGCTGGCGGGCAGAACGTGGGCAACATCGCCGGCCTGCTGGCCAAAGGGCAGGGGCTGTTCGGTGCGGGTGCCGCCAGCAGCGGAGCGGGTGCCGGCAGCCTGATGGGGTTTGGCAACAACATCGCCACCTTTGCCGGCGGGGGCGCCAGCGCGGCCGGCGGCTCTGCCGCTGCCGGCGCAGGGGCAGCGGGTTCTACCGCTGCGGCCGCCGTCCCCATCATCGGGTGGATCGTCGCCGGCATGATGAAGAACGCCGAGCTGTTCGACCAAGGCTGGGATATCGCCAACGGCGAAAGCTGGGCCGGCAAGATCGCCACCGCCGGTGCGGTAGGCCTGGCGGACAAGGGGTTCCGTGGGCTGGGCTTCAACGACAAGACCGCATCGATCCTGTCCGGGTCCAGCATCCACGCCAAGCTGTTTGGCCGCAGTGCGCCCAAGGTGACCGGGCAGGGCCTCACTGGCAGCTATGGCTTCGGTGGGTTCGACGGTCAGTCCTACGCGGATATCAAGGCCAAGGGAGGCATGTTCCGCAGCGACAAGAAGTGGACCCAGTACGGTTCACTTGACCCGGGCATCGACCGCACCTTCGACATGGCCGCGCGCCAGGTGCGCGGCGCCACCACGGACTTGGCCAAACAGCTGGGCGTCGACCTGTCGGGGCAGCTGGCCGGGGTGAAGGTGTCGCTGGGCAAGCTGCAGCTGTCGGCCGATTCGGCCGAGGCGAAGTCGCAGCTGGAGGCCTATCTGGGCGACATGACCGACCGGCTGTTCACCGAGGCGGTGAAGGCGGCCGGGTTTGGTGGCCAGCTGGATGGGTACTTCGAGGCTTCCGACGTCTTCTCCGCGCTCAGTGCGTCCATCGCGCTGGCGGTGGGCAACGCCGATCAGCTCGGCCGCGCGCTGAATTCGATGGAGATCGAGAAGGTCAACAAGGCGGTGGACTACTTCCAGGATCTGGCCAGCGTGGCCGGCACGGACCTGGCCACCCAGATCGAGAAGGTGAGCGGCCTGCTGGGCAACTACGCCAGCCTGATGGCTGACATCAGCACCCAGCTGCTCACCGGCGACCTGACCCAGTACCAGTCGCAGGCGCTCACGATTGAACGCACGTACCGCCAGCAGGTGAAGGCGGCCAACGATTACGCCAAGGCGCTGGGCCTGTCCGGTGCCCGCGCCGAGGACCTGGCCAAGATCGAGGCGTTGCGCGCGACGAACATGGGCAAGCTCCAGGCCCAGATCGATGCCGACAAGAAGGCGATGCGGTACGGGTTGGACACCAGCGACCTGTCGCCGCTGACCGACCAGGAGAAGCTCCAGAAGACGATGCAGGAGCTGGAGCGTGCGGTGGCCGGTGGTGACACCAGCGCCGCGCAGGCGGCCGCACAGGCGGCTCTGGGCTTTGGTCGGAACCTCTACGCCAGCGGGCAGGACTACAACGGCCTGTATGGCCAGGTGACCGGCCTGATCGACAGCATGAAGGTGGGCAACCTCGACACCGAGGATGGCACCAGCATGGGCCAGCTGGCCGACGCCATCGAGGCGCTGCCGGACAACTTCAGCCGGGCGGTGTTCGACCTGGTGGTCGACGGAAAAGGCCAAGCCGAAACCAACGCAGCGCTGCAGCAGAGCAACGCCCTGCTGGCAGAGCAGAACCAGCTGATCCGGGACCTGCTGTCGGTCACCACCACGGGCGTACGCACCAGCAGCAGTTCGGCAATGCGCACAGCGCTCAACGCAAGGTAATTCACATGCAGGCAAGGAAAAACACCCTGATCGATATCGGGGCGGGCGCGCTTCCGTCGGTGACGCCGCCGGCGCCGCGGCGCGCGTCCTGGTTCCCGACGATCTACGTCTCGCCGGATACGCCGCCTGTCGAGGGCGTGACGCCGGAGCCGGTGGCAGATGGCGTCCTGATCGAATGGGCCGCCGTCGACCAGGCCGGGGTGGTCTACATCATCGAGCGTGGGCCGACCCAGCAGGGCCCGTGGACGGAGAT